AATCCTGTGCCTTACCGCTTGGCGAATGCCCTATATCTATTGCCACATGAAAGCTATGGCAAGTATCTGACCGAACATTACCGCAATGCCAAGAAGCCTTGTACTAACTGCCACTTTTTCGTTTAATGTGGCAGTTACCATTCCAAACGCGATTAATGCCAGCCATACTGTTGTTGCAATTTTTAATACAAACATGATTTACACCTCAAAATCTAATTATCCTTAAAGCCCTCTATCAACGACTCGGTTATGGTAGCCAAAATCAGAAATACTACTGAGATAAACAATCCGTGCTCGTCAGATAAGAGTACTGCACGAATTGTGCAAAGCATCATCAGCCACAGGAAAACATTTTTAATCAGCACTGGAAGTTCCTTGTCCACGAATTTTCCAAATACTTTCCATCTGCGCCTAGATTTAAGCTCGTGAGCCTTAATTGTGTACCATATAGCTTTTTGTACATCTTGTGTGAGGCTATCTTTATGTCCGGCACGATATTTATACTTGTATGCAGTAATCTCACACCATTTAGCCACGTCCTTAAGTCCGTAAATGTCAATCATTTCATCAATGCACTCTTTACGATTAGGCAAATTGTAGTGGCTAGGGTGATTTACCATTTCGGAATTAATTTTGTTAGACTCAAATCCTGTTAATTTCATCTCTGTTAGCTCCTTTACTGTTATATATTATATAACTAATATTTTATCGTAGTTGTATGTATATATATTATTATTGTGTATGTTGTTTAATTAATATATAACTTATGTTATAATAATAAATACTGCTTGGTGCGGTTAAGGTATGGGTAAAGGTCTTTTTGTTTTGGCGGATATTTTGGGGACTAAGTGGGGCGGTTTGTCGCTTTTCGCATAGACCCCCAGGGCACCCAATACGTGCACTGCTCAGCTCTCAACCATCAAGCATTTTAAATTGTATCTATTGCATATACAATTTACTTCTATGCTTTCAACTATTCGCTAAACAACTGTTTTGTGCATAGTTGTAATAACTCAATAGCTCTCAAAGCCTTGTAAATAAAGGTTTTATAATTGTGTGTATTGTATATACAATTACTTGGCATTATCAACCATGTTATTATCCGATAATGCTTTAATATTCTGACTATTTGAAGCGCCCAACTGTGGTAATTCATTGGCAGTTAGCGCTCGTGCTTGCGTAGCCTCGTAGCCAATACCCGGCTGATTCATGCCAAATTCATTATTTCCCACGAACATAGCACCGACAGGGGATTTATTATCATATGCCCTATCTTTGATACAATCTTTACGGATTCCTTGCAATTTTTGCCAAATCTCATAACTTTTAGGACTTGACTCTTTATTCAATCTCCAATTATCTATTACGCCACAATCAATATTGCACCAATTACTAAATGCAACAGTACTACACAGCTTATTATATTTATCGCTAATATATATATATTCATCACATATATTATTTAATATATTATAATTATATCTATTGTAATTGGTTAACATACATGTATTATCATATAACTGTTTGTCTTTTAATATACTGTTATCATTGAATATAATCTCTCCGACTCTTTTACAAACAGCCTTCCACGGCCTTTGACCCTCGCTTTTTAAATCCTCAATTTGTAGTTCTTGGCAAGCCTGTTTTATAGCCCTCTCGAAGTCCTCCCGATAAAGCTGGAAAGTGCCAAAATCGGCGATTAAATGTTTAGTTATATTTCCTTTAATTTTTTCCATTTTAGCACCTCAAAATCATAAAATAAAAAGCCCGCACCACCTGGAGTAATTCCAAGTGGCACAGGCTAACCGGCATCTGCTTGTTAATTAAATTTAAGATAATAATATATAATTCTACTTATTTTGTCAATATACGGATTATTGGATATATAACAATAACTGTATTGATAAATATATACCACATCAAACACATATATATTTATATTATATTATATAAAAAATAAAAAGCCGGTCACAAAAACCGACTTTAAATCCTAAAACGGGCACTCATTGCTATTGTTATTCTTTTCCAGCTCGTCCAATTTCTCCAATACTAATTGGTTTACAAAGCCATTAATTGTAAGCCCTTGCGCCTGTATTCGGTCTTTTGTGCCCTTTGGCAAGGTAACGCTTATTCTGTCGTAGCTCTCTCTTATTCTGTCGTTCTGCTTTTGTATACGCTTCTTGTAGTTTTCAATTATTTTCTTTTCATCCATTTTTTTACACCTCATTATATAAATTAATAATATCAATAATCACTGGCAATAATACTATAAATAATATTGCTATACATAAATATATAATAATTAAATTATTATGTCAATAATAATTCATTACATAATATAAATAATAATAGTTATTTCTTATTATATGCATTAATTCATTTATTATTGATTTTATTATTACATTAATGTAATTAAATTTTATTGCAATATTTTTTAATTTATGTATTGACATTACATAAATGCAGTGATATTATAATGTCAAGTCGAAAGACAAGGAACAAAATAAAAAAGCTCATCGCGCAGCCGGCCAAAGTTACACGATGAGCACCAAACAAAATAATATGAAAGGCGCGTATATTATAACATACGTGGGAAAAGGTGTAAACCATGAGAAAATTGACAATCGCAGAACTGAGAAAAAGAGAACTTGATTTTGCTATAAATGAATATAGCATAGACCCGGAAACCGCAAGACATCTTATGAACCGCTTCTATAGACTCAATGCAGACTTAGATAGATTAAGCTATTTAGAAAATGACAGTACCACTTACAACAAAAGAAGCACAAAAAATTTATCCTTGAGCTGCAGCAAGCGAATTGAGAAACTTAATCGCGATTTTAATAATTACGGACTTGCATTAGATAGTTTTTCGCACCTGATAACCATAGTTATTAAGGGCACAACAAAGCAAGCTATTTCGGATTTTTATTATTAATTTAGGGGGGTGCGAATTATGAGTTCATATATATTATCAATCGAATCAATAACAGATATAGCGGAGTCAATCCGCTATATACTGGACAACTCAAGCAATAGCAACTGTATAAGTTTAAATACTAAAGAACTTAAAAACCAATTTAGAAATTGTGACGGTAAAAGCGGATTTTATCAAACTAGGAAAATAGCACGCGTTTTATACCGCTTTAACGATTTGGCTGTATCGTCAAGGTATGGCGAAAGTGCAACGGAAATACCGGACTTTCCCAACGATGGCAAAAATTTGTATATGCTCGATAGATATAGATTCATCAAAAAGCTAGAATGCTATCTATATCAGTGTGGCGAGCAAGCAACCTGTACAACGGCGCTTTATAAGGCACTAAATGATTTATTATACAGCATTTACCGCGCAGAAATTCATAAATCAGATAACTATAAAAACGTTGAAGAGTGGGGATAAAACATGCAAGTAATAAAATTGAATGATGATATATATAGCGACTTTATTATATATACCGCAAGCGAATGGAAAAAAGAAGCTCTTTACAATGCAAATTGTGAAAAGCTGTACAATTTAACGGATACTATTAACATAGTTTTTATTTAGCTAATAGCGATACAAATTAACAAGGGTATTCTAGCCGGTTCGATTCCGGCTATTAGCTTTATATATAAGGCTTTTCGGGCTTTATATTATCAATTTAATTATTTTTATTTATAGGTGCTTTATACGGCTTTACGGCTGTATATATTGCGCTCCGTCCGCGTGTCCGGTAAATAATCGCGCCAAGAGGTTTTGCAAATGCCTTTATATTTGCATCAGGCTCAAGAGGTGCAACGCCTGAACAAATAATTGTGCGCCCTTTATAGGTGATTTGCGTTATTGCACCTATAAAAACAGATTAACGCACGACAGACCGCGAAAGAGTCAAAAAACAGCTTATAAACCATGTACTAAAACAGAAAAGAGGGTTAATGAATGGACAACGAACTAACTACGCTTGACGCTGTAGAACGTGAAATAAGAGCACGCTACAACGGCAAATATCAAAGCGCACCGGAATATCAGGCAAGCGAGCGCGCCACACGCAAAGCGATAACAGATATTTTTAGAGCTGTCGCAGAGTCCGGCGCGTGTGACGATGTTACCGCGCTTATTAGTGGCAAGGAATACCGCCGGACGGCTTTTACTAACTATCTGAATCACAAAAACTATATAAGCCCAATAATTAAGGCTTGTTATAGATAGGGGGCGTATTATGTCAAGATATGAATACCTGGGGAAAAAGGAAATATATAAGCGTGTTAAGGCGCTAGGTTATGAAATGTCAAAAATAAGTGATTTTAATTATATCAAGTATGACTGCATAGAATGGATGGAGTCACACGAACTAAAAATCACAGTTCAAAGGGGCGGTGAATGGTTGCAAGTTGTAGAGAAACATGCACACGTTCACCCGGTCACACTGTTTTGTGACTACGTGGCTGGAAAATATATCACGCGTTATCATTAGGGATATTTTATATCTCTTTTTGTCGTGCTTAAAATCAAGCGTGCAGCCGTTGAAACTGTCGCAAGTTATCCGGCTATAGTTCCGGGGCATATGTACATTGACAAATTAATAAAAATATTCTATGATTTTATGATATATACATTTAAGCCGTGTATTTGACTCTCTAAGGGCTTTTAAACGTGTTAGCGTGGATTTTATCGAGTATGCTA